CCCGTACGTCGACACCGCGGCCATGGTCATGGCGCGGGTCGTCTCGGTCTGCGCGATCATCTCGGCGCGGTCTGGGTCGTCGACCACATCGGCGATGGCGCGGGCGATCGTGGCCACCGTGGATTCGCTGCTGACCGCCTGCTCCACCACGATGGTGGCGACGCGATCACTGGTCCAGGAGGCGATTTCCGTCCAGATCTCGTCGCCGGACGCCAGTAGCGAGTCCAGCGTGCCGCTGTCCACGGCGCCTTCGTCCGAGTCGTCGTCGGCCTTGGAGCGTGCCGAGACCAGTGCGCGCGCCGCCTTGGCGCCAGCCGTGAACGCGTCGCGGTAGAGCGTCTTCAGTGCGGTCGGATCCGGCGTGGCCAGGGCCTCGCGCACGTACATGCGCGCCACGGTCGGATCGGTGACGTGGTGGTCGGCCAGTCGTGTCGCCAGTGTGCCAACGTCAGGGACGAGTGCCCGCAGTGCTGATCGGATAGCCGGCGTATGCCTCGTGGTCAGGGTGTCGTGGTCGCGGAGGCGCTGGGCCTCCACGCTCTCGCCCGCCGGCATCAGCCGCCTTGGCCAGCTCCGCCGCGCGGGCGCGGGCCGCATCCGGTCGGGTCGCGGCCAGCGAGTTCAGTTCGTCAGCGTCCGCCTTGGACAACGCGGTGAACGCGAACGGCCTACTCGCCTTGCCGCGCTTGGCCAGGAAACGGCCGAACGCGGCAAGTTCGGCCTTCTGCGTCTCGTCGGGCTGGCCGTCCGCCACTGCCGCCGCGGATTCGTCGGCGGCCGGCGTCGCCCCAGGCTCGAACGCCGCGCCGGCCGATGGTGCTTGTGGCGGCCCGACCTCTACGCCCGGTGGGGCCGTTTCGCTGGCGCCCTCCAGGAACACCACGCCCCGGCCCGTCATCAGCATGGGCATGTCCGCCTCGGCGAACGCGTACCGCGGCGCGCCGATGCGGTCCCGGTCCTCGTTCAGGGTCATTCGGCCGCCCTTGACGCGCACGTCGGCGACGTCGTCGGCTGTCTTCTCGTCTTCGCTTTCCATGCCCAGGAACCGCATGGTCAGTTCGGGTGGCATTCCCAGGTACTGGGCTGAGATCTGGTTGCCGATCCCCACGGTCCAGCGGGTCGTTGGGGCGAGCGACTTGCGGTAGGTGACGTCCTCCTGGCCGTCGCTGAAGCCGGCGCCGCCGAGTCCGTTGGACGGGGTGAAGCCGATCTCGCTGGGCTGGGTGGCCATGTGCGCGCACAGCAGCTTTACGAGAAACTCGTCGTAGTCGGCCTTGTACCGTTCCGCGACGTCCGGGTTCACGACCGGCTTGAAACCAGCTGGCAGCAGCGTGAATTCCTGTCGGTCCTGAGTGGAGCCGGTCAGGCGGTCGTTGAGTACGATCTGCCAGGCGCGCAGCATCTCGGGTGTCATCTGCCCGGCGGGGATGTCCATCTCCAGCATCGTGCGGGGCAGTGTGCCGGAGGTGTACTCCTGGCGCATCCAGTCCTGGCGGCGCAAGTAGACCTCGGCCGACACCAGGGCTTGTTCTACTTCCGGGTAGCCGTACGGGGTCTGGGTGCGCCGGGTGTACGGCTTGTAGATCAGCGACCCCGCCGTGCCTTCCCACGTGTCGGAGGCGCCGTCGTCGGAGTACTCGCCGCGCGGGAAGCCGTAGAGCCACTGCTGGTAGGCGGGCGCGGGTGCGGCGGGTCGGACTCCGTATTCGTTGAGCAGGGGCTTGATAGTGGCGCCGTCAACTATACGGAGCGTGTGCAACTCATTGCCGTAGGTAGTGACCGGGTAGATGCTGGTGGCGTCCAGGACGAACCGCTCCTCCAACAGCATCCCGAACCACTCTGGCCAACTGAGATCGTTCTCGCGGTCCGGGATCGACCAGAAGTTCTTCAGCTTCTTGATCACCTCGGCGTATTCGATCTGCATGTGCCGCTCGGCGTTCGGCGACGTGATGCCCAGCTGCATCTTCGCGTCCGTGGTGAAGCCGAAGCCCCACTCCATCTCCGTCAACTCGTCCTTGCGGGTGCGCAGGCACAGTCGGATGATGTCGACCTGGTCGGCCGCCGCACGCAGAGTGGACCACGGCACCAGTCGGTCGTTGCCCAAAATGTTGTAGCTGACCGGGTACTGGCTCTGCCGCGGATCGGCCTGCCCGGTGCGGGGGTTGGGCTGGTTGAGCGGCGCCGGGTACAGCGGTGCGCCAGGGCCGAACGGGCTCCAGAAGCCCTGGTCGCGCGGCAGTGGCACGGCACCGTTCACGGCCCCCGCGGTGCGGGCCTGCATCAGGCCGAGCATGGAAGTGGCGTCGGTGACCTGACTGCCGGCTGGCAGGGCGAGGCCGCCAGGGAGCGAGGTCGCCGCGCTGGCCTTGAGGAGCGGCCCGGCGGGCATCCGGCCGGCTACACGAGGACGGCGGACACCAAGGCGCTGAACCACCCGCGCACCCCCTTGTTACCGTTCAGTACGGATGCCACCTGCGGAAACGTGGTAGATCGATCATCATTCGGCTCGCTGGCAGCGACCGTTGTTGATGTCCACCGCCGCCGCGAGCAAACCTCCTTGCGCCACCCAGTCGAGCCCATCGCTGGTGGCCAGCAGCACACTGACCTGGTCGTCGCTCTCGAAGTCGACGACCTTGCAGACCACCAATACCTCGACGATCTGCTGTCCATCGCGGACAGTCCCGACGACGCCGAGGTTGTCCAGCAGTGCACCGAGAGGCTTGTCGTCGTTCATCGGGCACTCCTCGGGCCGGTTCGGAGGTCGTAGCTACATCCCATCGGGCGTGATGCCCTTGCTTTCCCGCCTGCGCCGTGTTCGCGTGCTCTCGCGCTTCCACTCCAGGCCGGGCGCCGCATAGCCACCGCCGCGCTGGAGTCCGCCACCGGTGAGGCCGAGCGAGACCCACGTGGTGCCGCAGTTGCACTTCCACACGGTGCCGCGCGGGTAGTCGCTAGCGTTCGGGACCGCGGCGTACAGGGCGCCAGGATGCAGCGACGCCAGGTCGCTACCTTCCTGGATCGGCTTGTGGGTGACGCCCGGGTTGCACTCGTGCTCGCCAGCCGGCCGGTGGACGACGACGCCCTCCCGCCCAATGGGGGCTGGAACTGGATTGCTGGAGGACGCTGCCCCAGACGGGATGCGTCTCGGTGGCCCTACCTCGCCGGCCGGCCGGCCGCCGGTATAGCTCCCGACCCATTGCGACGGGGGGAGCTTGTTTGACACTGCGGGTGGCACGCGGCTCGTGGGGTGCTTCTGCTGACCTCGCCGTGGACCCAGGAGGTAGCGGGCGATCAGCCTCGCGATCACCGGACCACCATCGGCCAGTTGGACTCGTCATGACGTCGAGCGGGAACGAAGTCCCGCTCGATCGCGGTTCCGTCCGACGCGCCGATGGACGACCCCCGCAGCCATCGTCCGGCGGCCTCGCGACTGGCGAATCCCGACTCCACATGAGGTTGCGGGCAGAACCCGAACGCCGGCAGCGCGACTTCCCAACCACCGGTCCCTTTCGAGACGCGCGGCTTGACCTTCGCCATCACGTCCCCCTCGCGCCCAGTGCCTCGAAGTTCGGAGTGACGCGCCGCCAGGTACCACGCATCTCGTCGTCAGTGCGATACGTGCCCGTGTAGGGACTGAGCCACGGGCCGTCCGGCCGGTCGACGATCCCCGTCTTACGGAAGACGTCGCCCCCGTCCTCGGGCCAATCTTGGCGCCACACGCCGATGCCATCGTTGCTCGGGTCGTCGTCGCACATGGTCACGTCACCCCAGTCAGTTGCTGCATGAACGACAACGCTGCTGAAGCATGGAGCATCAACCGATCCAAGCCTTGCGTCAGCATGTCCACTTGGTCGTCGTGCGCTGCGTTCGGGAAGCCGGCGCACTCTTCGACAAACGTGGCGACCCACGGTGTCGTGAGCGGATCGGGTAGGTACACGTTGCCGCCTTCGATGTACGGCGACACCGCCGAGGCGCGGGCCAGCTTGGAGCCGTGCGGTTCGATCGCGATGATGCCGCCGATCCGGGTGGACAGCTCCGAGATCACGGCCGGCCCGTTAGCTTTGTCTTCCACGAGCTTCGCGCGGGCCTGTGGCCACTTCGCCGTCATGGCCTCGAACGCGCGGCACGTGGTCGGGAAGTCCATCCGGTCGCGAACGATGTCCAGTAGGTAGACGTTCGGCCCCTTGCGACCGAGCACGCCGCCGACGACGTAGTCGCTGCCCTTGGTGTCCTTGAATGTCATGTCCCAGGACTGGACGATTTCGTCCATGTCCAGGCACCACATCGACCTGTCGTCACGTTCGATCGCGATGCGTTGACGGTAGAACCGCCACCAACCGCGCTTGAGGATCGCACCCTCGGCCGGGCTCGGTCGACCCTGACACAGGGCAGTGAAACCGCGTTCGCCGAAGTCGATGCGGCGCTGCTCCCAACCGGCCACGGTGCGACCGCGGGCGGAGACAAGCCACTCACCGGGTTCGCGACCCAGCGGGTCGGTCTCACCCTTGGCGGGGTCGTGCTCGGCCAGGGCCGGGATGTTCACGACACGCCAGGTGTCGGGATGTTCGGTCACGAGCCAGCCGGCCAAGTCGTCCTCGTGCCAGCGGGTGTTATGGCTCACCAACCCGTTGGCGATGAAGTTTTCTGTCCGGTCAATCTGAAGGTCGTAAACGTCCTCTGTGCCGCAGGGAACGACCTCGATTACCTCGTCAGCCTCGATCGCGCAGGTAGTCAGCCGCTGCCCTGAGATTGGCCTCCGACCGCCCGTAGCCGACGACGAGGTTGCAGTCGTTACAGAGCAACCCGCGTATCCGTCGGGTGTCGTGGCAGTGATCGACGCAGAGCTTTCCGTCCCAGTGCGCCCGCGTGTTGCCACGGGTCGGCGGCTGCTTGCAGACGGCGCAGAGGCCGCCCTGCTCTGCGACCATCCGGTCATAGTCGGCTGAATCAAGGCCATAGCGGTGGCGAAGGCGTGCTGCGCGACGCGCTTGAGGATTGACCGAAGGCGGCCGAGCGCCGCCCGCCCACCGCTGTCGGTTGTAGTGCGAGTTGCACATTCCCTTGCACTTCGCAGGCTTGTCGCAGCCATCGGCGGAGCAGGTGATCCCGCGCCATTTCCCCCAGTGACCCTCTGGATAAGACTGCCCGGCTTGAGCATGTCCGTTCGCTGCCATGTCTCCACGCCGTCCTGAACCACCAGGAACGGATGGCGTGCGTTCGCCCTTACGGCCGTTCCAGATTTCATCCTAATTATATAGATGGAATCAGGACCTTGGTTCGCCCAGTTGCGCACCGTGGCGGTAGTCACGCTGCCGTTCTCGTACGTGGCCACCGTGTCTCCGGGCCGGATCTCCCGTAGCGGCCTCTCGGTGCCGTCGCCCATCAGGACGGGCGTGTCACCCGTCATGCACATGACCAGCACGATCGGTGTGCGTTCACCAAGGCGTGCGGAGACGGTCTCCTGCCACCAGTCCTTCGCGGTCTGCCGGTACGCCTCGGAGTCCGCTTCGGCTCGGCCCTTCACCGGGTCGTCGATGATCATCAGGTCAATCGGGCGGCCGGTCAGCGGACCGCCGACACCGGTGCAGAACACGCCACCGGTATGGCCTTCCAGCTCCCACTCGTGCGCCGCCGACGTATCTCGCCGGACCGTGAGACCCAGCTCCGGATGCGCCTTGATCAGGTCGGCGGCCAGCCGGTCGGTCTC